CCCTTCGCGACGACGGAGCACGCCTCGCCGCTCTGCGTCCTGACGTTCACCTCGATGCGCTCGGGGCCGAGGCTCCACGTCATCTTGCCCGTGTCGTAAACGATGGTCCCATTGTCGCGGTCGAAGTGTGGCTCGGAGCGATGGCCCCTCGCGTACTCGCTCGCCGTCGTCCAGTTCCAGGCAATTCCGTGCGTCTTCGGAATTCGCGTCGCCCATCCGTGATGGTAGCTGCGCGCAAGGCGAATCGCCATGCGGGCGATCGTGTCGTGGTCGGTCATGTTGCGGCCTTCTTCAGTTGGTCTCTCAGCGATTCGACGAGCCTCCGAAGCTCGTCGCGTTCCTGCATCATGAGCAGCACGGGATCGCGCTGCTCCTTGCTCTCTCTCCTCGTCGCGCCGCGCGCGAGTGCGCATCCGCACGACGTGACGAGACCGGCTCGGAGCAGTGTGCCGAGCACCGCGCGCTCGCGTCCGCACTTGCAGCGCGCTCGCCAGACGGCGCCGCGCCCTGCTGCGCTCGGCACGCGCTCGACGACGCTCAAGCGCCCGTACGTCTTTCCAAGTTCGTCGATTGCCTTGGGCATTTCTTGCACTTTCGACGCACGCGCCCAAAGCGCAGGTGAGTGTCCCCGATGGTCGACGCCTCGCCGCAGCGAAGGCAGCGCACATCCCACGTCGAGAACCGCTGTTTCTCCGCGGCGTGTTCGGCGACGAGCACGAGCTTGAGTTCGGCGAAGCGTCGGCGCATTCGCTCGGCCTTCCCCTCGCGCATCATGCAACCGCAGGAGCGCATCCCGCCGCGAATGTGTGTGAGGCTGCGATTGCGCACCTCGGCGCCGCAGTCGCAGGCGAAGACGGTCGGGCGCACGCTCGTGCACGTCAGCCGGTAGTAACGCCGCCCGACCTCGAGCGGCGGAAGCTCTTCAATCTTTCGTTGGTACGTCACAGCAGGCGTGCCTCATGGTGAATTGTTCGATCGCGCTCATGAGCTCGGCGGCGGGCACCGGAAGCGCCAGGTGCAACGCGCCCGTGCATCGCCCGCAGTAGAGCGTGACGGTGCGGGAGCCTGGGAGCTGGTGGACGGTTAGGTGGGCGTGGGTCATCGGTCCCCCTTCATCGCGCCCTTCAGCGCCTTGCAAAGCTCCGTAGCGCCCTCGTAGTGGAGCGTCAGTGTGGCCATGCGCTCATCGTCCACGAGCACGAGCACGTCGAAGCACGGGCGGTCGTAGTCGTCCATGTGCCCAGGATCGAACGTGATGCGCACGGAGGCTGACCCGCCGTTGTGGTTGCGTGCGTCGTTGTCGATGATGGTTGGTGTCATGGTGAATCCTCCGCTCATTTCTGCATGTCCTCCGCCATCGCCCGCGCAGCGGCGCGAATCAGGTCCATGAGCTTGCCGAACGAGATCTCCCCGTCGTTGTACTCGTGCAGCACCTTGCGCACGCCTTCGTAGGAAAGGCCGTACTCACGCATTTGCTCGGCCTCTTGGCGGATCATCGCGGAGAAGTTCTGCGCCGCGAAGGTCTTCAGGCGCTCGCACTCCGCCTCCAGCTCCCGCACGCGGGCGATGAGCGCGGGCACGTCGGTGCGGGCTCCGTTGTACGCCTCCCGCGTTGCGCGAAGCTCCGCGTCCTGGTTGGCGACGCGCACGAGCAGCTCGTCTCGCTCGTCGGTGAGGCGCTCCACCTCGGCGCGCGCCTCTTCAAGCTGCCGCGCAAGCTCCAGCATGGCGCTCTGCGCCGTGCGGCCATGCATCCCCGCCGATTCCCAGGCGGAGAGGGAGAGATCGCGCTCGCGCGTGACCGTCTCGAGCTCCGCTTCGAGTTCTTCGATCGTCTTCATGCTCCGTGACTCCTCAGATAAGAGACCTCAGCCTCGAACGCCTCGACGGCGACCTTCCGCGCCGCCGCGAGACGCTCTTCGAAGCCCGGCGCGGCGTAGTGCCACGCGGCGTGATCGGCGTCGCCAAGGTGGCAGACAAGCGCTGCGGCGGCGGCGCTGCGAGCCGCACGAGCGATGCGCCCGCGCTTCGTGTCGCGGCGAAGTTGCGAGCCCCAGACGGGGCCGCAGGCGTCGTCGGCGAGTTGGTCGGCGATGGCGAAGGTTAGGAGGCTCATCAGAGGGCCTCGGTCGCGGCGTTGTAGCGCGCCATCTGACGCACGACGCGCTTGCGGTCGTCGGCGTGCATCGCGGCCAGCTCGCGATCGCTGACGCGCACGGTGCGCGTCCAGCACTGGTTGTAGACCGACCAGAAGGTGATGCTGCCGTCGCGGTGAAGAGTAACCTTGTCCATCGTCGTTGCCTTTCTCAGTTCCCCGCCCGTTCAGCGGCGTCGTCGCGAATCGCGTCGACAAGAAACACCCTAACCTTGAAAAGAACTCTCGTCTACATCTTTTTTACGAAGGCTTCGATTTCTTCTTTCGCGTGCAAAAACCCACGGCAAACGAGCACCGTGTGCCCGATGCTCCGAAGGTAGGCGTGCCAGTCTCGCTGCTCCGCGGAGACGCTCCCTCCTTCGGCGCGCTTCATCTCGACCCACAGACACCACGCGGGCACGAAGAGGTCGGGCACCCCGGCGCTGACGCCTTCGGCCTTCAGCCTCGCGCCGGTCGTCCTCGACCTTTGCGACCCGTTCGGGATGGCGAAGATGCGCACGCCACCGCGCGTTACGAGCCCGTACGTCTGGCGGAACCAGCGCACGAGGTTGCGTTGCTCCTCGTGCTCGGTTGGCACTCTCAGAACGGGATCAGCTGAAGCCACGCCGGGCACTCGTTTTCGGCTTCGGCGAACTCGCGCGGCGGGCTTTGCTCGAACAGTCTGCATCTTGCACCTTCTTCCCAGTCGCCAAACTGGCTGACGTAGTTGTCGCAGTTCACGCAGCAGCGCGGCGGGTTGTTTGCAACTTCGCGCCACTCTTGGATCGTCTTCAGCTTCACCATTCGCGCCTCCTCATGTCCACAAATCGCGCGTTGTCTGGGCGGCGCTTGAACGTCACGAGCCGCGGCGGCTTCGCGCCGTTCATCGCAGCGGCGACGGCGTTTAGGTCGCCTTCGAGCGCCCAGCCCGGCGAGACGCCTGCACTCTGCGCGATGCTCGCCAGGATGCGGCACGCCTTGTCGCCAGCGTAGCCCGGATGGCGCACCGTTAGGTACTCGTCGACGGGTGCGTCGGATATCGCGCCGTAGTAACGGACGCGGAGCATCTCGAGGCCGTTCGACGCGCTGACGTGGCGGCGCCACTCCCACTCGGTGACGATGAGGTCGGAGCCGTCGCGCCCCATGATGTCGTCGTTCCGAAGCGCGAACTTCTTCTCAGGCGGCGGCGGGAACTCGAAGCCGCACGACGGGCAGACGCGGCACGTCGGGTGCACGAGCTCCCCGCACTCGTCGCACACTTTCACCGGCGCTTCGCCGTCGCCTTCGCCCGCCTTGTCCGGCGGCTGCACGGCGGTGATGGGGCCGTGCGTTGCGACGACGCCCGCGAAGTCGAGGACGAGGCAGTGGTCGGTGTGCGCCTTCGGGCGCAGCCCGCGGCCCGCCATCTGCACGTAGAGGCTCGGCGAGAGCGTCGGGCGAAGCATCGCGATAAGGTCGATGTTCGGCGCGTCGAAGCCGGTCGTGAGCACGTTCGCGTTCGTGAGGGCACGCAGCTCGCCGAGCTTAAACGCCGCTAGGATGCGTTGGCGTTCGGCCTTAGGCGTCTCGCCTGTCACGCACGCAGCGGGCACGCCTTCGGCCTGTAGCGCGTCGCAAACGTGGCGTGCGTGCTCGACGCCGCAGCAGAAGAAGAGCCAGCTCTTTCGGTCGCCTGCGAGCGCGAGAACCTCGCGCACGACGGCGGCGTTCTTGTCGGCGGTGTCGACCGCCGCTTGCAGCTCGCTCTCGATGTACTCGCCGCCGCGCTTGTGCACGCCGTCGGTGCTCAGTTTCGCTTGCGTCACCTTCGAGCGCAGCGGGGCGAGGTGCTTCTTGTGCACGAGCTCTTCGATGCTCACCGGTTCGATGAGGTCGGCGAAAAGGGCGGGCTCGTCGGTGATGAGACCGTGCCCGAGACGGTACGGCGTCGCGGTGAGGCCGACGACGCGGAGCTTCGGGTTGATGCGCACAAGGTCGGCGATGAAGGTGCGGTATCCGCCCTCGTCTTTGTGCGAGACGAGATGGCACTCATCGATGATGACGAGATCGACGTGACCGACCTCAGCGGCGCGCTTCCGAATCGACTGGATGCCCGCGAAGGTGATGGGCTCGCCGAGTTCTTTCCGACCGATACTCGCCGAGTAGATGCCCATCGGCGCACCTGGCCAGTGCTGGCGCATCTTCTCCGCGTTCTGCTCGATGAGTTCGCGCACGTGCGTGAGCATGAGCACGCGCGTCTCAGGCCAGCTCGTGAGCGCGTCGCGGCAGAGCGCGGCGACGATGTGCGACTTGCCCGCGCCGGTGGGAAGCACGAGGCACGGGTGCCCGGTCGGGTTCGCCTCGAACCAGGCGTAGAGCTGGTCGATGGCGCGCTGTTGGTACTCGCGCAATTGAACGGGGCCG